AGCAAATACTGTTTATGGTTTGGATGTACCTGTTGGAACTTGGGTTGTCAAAGGTAGAGTTACAGATCCTAAAGTTTGGAAAATGGTTAAAGAAGGCAAACTGACTGGTTGGTCCGTCGAAGGATCATTTCTGGATGCCTCAGAGGTAGAAGGACTAAATAAAGATAAAGAACTATATCGAAAAATAGTTAAGATCTTAAATGAAAAATAAATACCATTAAGAAATGTCAAGTAATGTATACCGTATACTTAATCCTGATAAGTCACCAAAAATAACTATCAAAATATGAATTTTTACAAAAACAAACTAAACCAGATTAGAGTCATGTTAGGCATGGACGTGAAGATGGTTGAGTCTGTTCTTGAGGATGGTGTTACGCGTGTGGAGACTGAGTCTTTGGAACCTGGATTTGAACTATTTGTAGTTTCTGAGGCAGGCGAAAAAGCACCAGCTCCTGAGGGCCAACACAAACTCGAGGATGGAACCAAAGTCACGGTTGATGCTGAAGGCAAAATCACTTTAGTAGAAAAGGCCGAAGAGCCTAAAGTAGAAGTTGAGGTTGAAGCTGGCAAGCAAAAAATGTCATCTGATGAATTGGCTGATGGAACCAAAATTGAAACCGCTGGTGATGGCGAGTTCAAGGTTGGTGACCAACTAAGCTTTATTACTGAAAGTGGCGAAAAAGTTGCTGCACCCGCTGGCGAACACACAACTAAATCAGGTATCACTATTGTCACAGATGGTGAAGGAAAAATTACTGGTGTTAAATACCCTGATAAACCAGGAACAGGATCTCTTGAGAAATTCGCTGACGAAAAAGTAGAAGAAATTCCTGCAGAAATGGTTGCTAAACTTGTTGAAGAAAAACTCGGAGAAAAAATGGACGAGATAATGCAAAAAGTTTACGCAGCATTAGAAGAAGTTGTTAAAGAGGTTACTGAAGTTAAAGAAGAAATGGCTGCTCAAAAAGAGAAAATGGCCAAACTTTCTAAAGCTCCAGGCGCACCCAAAATTTCAACATTTAACACTGATGTACCAACAGGTACAACCGATTCATTATTCGAAGCAAGACTTGAAGCATTGAAAAACATCAAGTCTGAATTCGGCAAAAACAAACGATTTTAAAAAAATAAAACCCCTTAAACTATGAGTTTTGATCTATCAGGCTTGGCGCCATATACAGACCAACTTTCAACTGAGTTGATCTCGAAAGCCCTATTAAAGCCACATTCCGTTCAATTCCTGACTGTTATGCCAGGAAAAACTGCAGGTACTTCTGCAATTAACCTTTTGAACTCTAACCCTTACATCATCGATGCCACTTGTGGTTTTGGTGCTGCTCAAGTTGGTCCTGGAGGCGCAACTGGTAACGCTACTGTATTCGACCAAATTGATTTGGTAGTACAATCGAAAATGCTAAAAGAGCAACTCTGCCCAGAAGATCTACGTACCTATTGGTTATCTTCACAAATGTCGCCTTCTGCTTACGCGGAGTCTGTGCCATTTGAGGAGCAAATTGCGAACAACAAGGTAAACAATATTAAGCAGTACATCGAGAATACTATCTGGCAAGGTGACGGTGGTTCACTCGATGGACTTCTTTCCCAAGCTACTGTAGCTAACGGCTGTATCGGTGGTACCGGTGCTAATATCACAGTACCTTTGGCTGTTGCAACTGGCTTTGCAACGATTTGGAATATCTACAACAAGCTTACAAATGCATTAAAGCAAGAGAATGATTTGACTATGTACATGTCAATGACTAACTATGCTATCGCAGTACAAGCTTTGATGAATGAAGGTAACTCTTTAATCTCACAATATCCTAACATCACTAACGCTTCAGGTGATGCGCCAATGACCTTCATTTGGCCAGGTACAAACATGACTATAGCAGCGTGTCCGGGAATTAACATAAATACTCACATCATCGTTGGACCTAAGAAATATGCTTTCTACGGTACTGGACTTCTTGATGACGAGGACAAGTTTAAATTCTACTACGATCCTTCAACCGACGTCGTAAACTTTATGTCTAAGTTCAGACTTGGTACAGCGGTATACGCTTCTCAGTTCGTATCTACGATCTAATAAAACCCAATCCGGGGCGGATTTTACTCCGCCCCTATTTAAAACTAAAAAAACAAAATAACCCATGGCATGTAATTTAACAGGAGCAATTGCACTCGATTGTTTAGACGCTATTGGTGGAGTCAAAACCCTTTGGGTCTCTACTAATTTTGACTATACGTCAGTTACAGCAGGCGCTACCGCAGGAATAACAGCAGTGTCGGGTGGTACGGGAACTTTTTATCAGATTGAAGTTGCTAAAGATGTTGCTTCGTTTACCGAAACCTTTACAGTTTCTAATACGAATGGAACAGCTTTCTTCGAACAAGCGGTAACTATCCCAGTACAACACCTAACAAGCGAAAAACGTCAACAAATTCAATTGTTGGCTTACAACAGAGCTTCAAGATGTCTTATCGAAGACAATAACGGTCTTTATTGGCTAATTGGACTATCTCGCGGATGTACTCTCACAACTGGATCTACCACAACTGGTACTGCAGTAGGAGATGCAACGCAATACTCTTTCGTTCTAACGGCGCAAGAGCCAGAAATGGCTTATCAGGTAGCAAGCTTAAATGCTCTATCTCCAATTGCGTTTGTGAACGCCTAAATATACGCTGTAAAGCAAATTCTGTAGTTCGGAAGAAGGCCTGGAGATTTCCAGGCCTTTTTCTTTTTAATATGTCAATCTACGACATTTACATATTTAATTACATATGTTAAACCTACAGCCCAATTCCTTAAATAATTTAATTATCTACGCGGATACTGTCAACAGTGCTGTGGGTGATTACTTTACCATCATATTTTCTAACACGTATTCTAAGCAAACATTTGCTGTTGTACCTACGATTGTTACCCAAAATACCAGATTTGTAGAATTACAAGTAGAAACAGTTGGTGTCACTGGACAGAACCAACCCCTAGATGGTCAGATCTATTTGTACCCAGACGGTAACTTTACCTATACTGTATTTAATACAAACTTACCAACTGTAACACCAGAAGATACGGAATGTTTAGTTTGGAGTACAGAAGAGGCCTTCTGGGAGCATGTAAATACTGTATGGGAACAGTGCTTAATCGAGTTTGAAATAATTGACCGAGGACAAGCTTTTTTATATGAAGAAGTTCCAGCAGAACGTGAAACTGAATTCGTTCCATATGTCTCGGATAATGAGTTCCTTGACGCAATTGTCTATGTTACTGGGGTTCCTCTTTATCAGTTCCCGTGTACTATACAATCGGGAACTACATTCGTGGTCGAACAAGACACAACTACGAACTGCCAAACTATTTTAATTGAGAATGATGGTGTATTAGATCAGTCAGCTACAGTTACTGTACAACAAAGCCCACACAATTCTGCAAACGCAGTATTCATTGTAGGTACTAATGGTGGTCAGTTAGACATCTCAGCATCTACACAACCTATTCCTCCTCCGCCGTACGGTTACACAACTCTTTATACAATTATAGACGGTGGCGTTCCACAACTAAGAGCTATAGACTGGAACGGAACAGATATCTTAGTTTCTGGAGCTACTGGAGCAACAGGACCTGCCGGAGCTACTGGAGCAACCGGAGCACAAGGATCAGGATTAGTTTGGCAAGGTAACTGGGTTTCAGGAGCTACTTATGCTGTAGATGATTCAGTCTATTATAACGGTTCTTCTTACATTAACGTTACTGGAGTTAACACAACTACTTCACCAGATTTAGATACAACTAACTGGAATATCGTAGCACTGGCTGGAACTTCTGGTTCTTCAGGATCTTCAGGTTCGTCTGGATCAAGCGGTACTTCAGGAAGTTCGGGATCGTCTGGTGTAGATGGAACGTCCGGTTCCTCTGGATCCTCAGGTGTCAATGGTACATCGGGGTCATCTGGAACAAGCGGATCATCAGGATCGAGTGGAAGTTCGGGTTCTTCTGGTACAAGCGGAAGTTCTGGGTCTTCTGGAGTTGATGGTACTTCGGGGAGTTCAGGAGTTAACGGAACATCTGGATCGTCAGGTACATCTGGTTCCAGCGGATCTTCAGGATCTTCAGGTTCCAGCGGATCTTCAGGATCTTCCGGTTCGTCTGGAGTCAACGGAACTTCTGGTTCATCTGGAAGCTCAGGAAGCTCAGGAACATCAGGGGTTGCTGGAGCAACTGGAGCAACTGGATCTGGTTTTAATTGGGAAGGAACTTGGAGTTCTCTTACATCATACCTCACTGGTGATGTTGTAGAATTTGAAGGGTCCTCATACATTGCTCCTATACCAATTTCATCTGGTGGTTTTGCGCCACCTATTGCAATTTCAGGCTGGGATTTGTTAGCACAAGGTTTTGACTGGGCAGGGGTTTGGGATGGTAGTTTAGCGTATTTTGTAGGTCAGGTAGTTGAATATCAAGGTAGTTCATACATTTGTATTGCAAACGTAACAGCATTATTACCTGCACCCCCATCAAATCCTACGAATTGGGAATTATTAGCCCAGGCTGGAGCAACTGGTGCTGCTGGTACATCAGGATCTTCAGGATCTTCAGGTAGCAGCGGATCATCTGGATCCAGCGGATCTTCTGGCACAACTGGAAGCTCTGGAACATCTGGAACATCTGGTACAAGTGGCACTTCTGGTATGAATGGAGCTACGGGACCACAAGGGGAAGCAGGTTTTTCTAACTCATTCTTTAATTATCAGGCAAAAACCACTATAACATCTGGGAATCCTGGATCGGGACACATTATCTGGAACAACGCTACCCAAGCAAGTGCTACATCTTTGAATGTAAGTGAAATAGATAATAATGGGAATAACGTAGATATTTTCTTTGCTAATTTAACTTCTGGTTCTGTAATTACAATTCAGGATCAGGCAAACCATGTTAATTATCAAACATGGATTATAGGAACCCCGGTAGACAACACAACATATTGGACTTTACCAGTTACCTTGGGTACGTCTACACACTCATTTTCTAACAACGACCCAGTACTTTTTATTTTTACTGCTACACCTTCTGGGACGTCTGGAACAAGTGGATCATCTGGTACTTCAGGGACATCTGGGGTTAACGGAGCAACTGGAGCAACTGGAGAAGGCGGCGGGGTAGGAGCCCAAATTAAAACAGGGACTTTTAATGGAACTGCTACCTTGATAGGTGTTGAGTATGAAGCAACGGTTTCTTTTGCTTCTTTTGGTTATGATGACTTTACCACTCCTTACACAGTTACCTTACAGTTGGGAATACTGGGCGGCGCTAAAGACTTTCCTTTAGAAGCTGGTAATTTTGGAGCTACCGGATTTACAATTAATGCTAATGAAAACTTTACTGGTCAAAACATTTTTTGGCACGCTATTGAAACAGGCGAAAGTTACCTTTACGGGACTTCAGGAACTTCAGGTGTTGGAACAACTGGAGCATCTGGTTCTTCAGGAACCAGCGGAGCATCTGGTACTTCAGGGACATCAGGGGTCAATGGTGCTACAGGAGCTACTGGAGGAGGCGCAGGTGGAGGAGGTTCGTTTGGTATTTCTATAGATGGTGCTGGTTCTCCGATTAGCACTGGAGTAAGAGGTTATGCTACTATTCCTTACGATGGTACAATCACCGGTTGGCAAGTCTTGGCTGGAGCTACTGGTTCAATTGTCATAGATGTTTGGAAAGATACTTTTGCTAACTTTCCACCTACAGTTGCAGATTCTATTGCTGGTTCTGAAAAACCAACTCTATCTTCTGCAATTAAAAACGAAGATCTTACTTTATCAACTTGGACTACTTCGGTCACAACAGGAGATATAGTAGCATTTAACGTAGATTCCTCATCTACTTTAACAAACGCAGTACTAACAATATTCATAACTAAATCTTAATGGCTACAAGGACAATTTCGGCAGCAGGAGGTGACTGGAACGCTACGGCAACCTGGGTTGGTGGTGTCGTCCCTATTTCTACTGATGATATTATAGGAAATGCTACATCAGGGAATTTAACAATCAACATAGCACAGGCTAATATTCGTTTTTGTAATTTTACCGGATATACTGGTACTCTTACAATTTCTGGTACTAACCAATTCAGAATTCAGGGGGCAAGTTCAGCATCTACGACTACATTAGGTTCAGGAATGACTATTGCTGGAACTGGATACTTTAGGACTGGTGCCCAAACTTTAATTAGTAACGGTGTTCTAATTCCTAATTTCGAACCAGCTTTTAGTAATACTACTACGATACTTTCAGACGATGTAAATTGTACAAATTATGTAATGCCTTTAGGAAACGCTACTAAAACGCTGAATGGACAAAAAGTAAATACAGTTAATTTTTTAGCAACAGCCCGAGATGCAGGAGGATCTGGACTTTTACAAGGAACTACTGTTATTAATTTAAATGATGCTAATTCTACTTGGGATTCTTCTGCTGTTTCTTTGTTCCAATCAAATGTAGCATTACCTATACAAATAAATACTACTGGAACTTTCACTATTACAAGTCACATGAACTTAGGATTTGATGGATCTTTAACTTGGATTCAAGGAACAGTTGCCGGAGATAAAAGCTTAAGACTCATAGCTAACACCGTAACTTCTAACAGAACATATACTTTTAACACCCCGGGTGTAGATTGGGATTATATTTGGGTTACTAACGCAACAAATACAGCATCTATTACAAACACAATAACTTTGGATTCTAATTTAGAATTCCAATCGTTTACAATATTGCCTCTGTATCATGGCGGGGTAACACCCTTTACTAATACAATATCTTTTGGAGGAACGGGTGCATTAGTTGGTGGGGATTTTGCAGCTTATGCTCGACCGTTTTTGGGTACAGGAGATACCTTAAGTACAAATGCAGTACCAAGAGTATCCTTTCCCAGTGGTAGTTCTCATCAATTTAGTTCTTTATCAATTACAGGAATGGATGCTTCTGTGCGGGCAATATTTAGTTCTCCTTCTTCCCCTGGAGTGTCTATTAATTTAACTGGTTCGCAAAATATATTTTTCACAGATTTTACAAATGTGGTAGCAACTGGAAATACCATTTATACTTACCAAGGTGGTGCAACCGGTACTACCAATATTCAAGTAGCACAAAACTATTTACCAACATCTGCATCTACTTTTGTAAGCTAACAAAAGCGTAATAAAACATACTTTAAAACAAATGAGCAATTTAACCGCCAACGAAATATCAGCAACCTATGGAGGTTTGCTAAACATTGGAGCAACTGGACTAACCGGAAGTTACACCCAAGTTACTGATGGATTTGGAAATCCTCTTCCCATGGAAGTTTCAGATTCTGCTATCAAGTTTACCGGTGATACTTTTGGGGTTACCAATTACTATGGAGCATTCTATAGTACTGCTACACAAACTAATGCAGGAGCAACATCAGCAAATGCTATTACATACAACCAGACAGATCTATCGAACGGAGTTTCTATAGCTTCTAACTCACGAATTACTCTTGCTAATCCCGGGGTTTACGACATTCAATTCTCTGCCCAGCTACAAAAATCATCGGGTGGATCAGATGAGGTAGACATTTGGCTTTCTAAAAACGGTACCGATGTGGCTTGGAGCAATACTTCTATCATGCTCACAAGTAATCCTGGTTATTCAGTAGCAGCTTGGAATTTCTTGGTACAAGCAACCGGTGGAGACTATTATGAATTGTATTGGCATTCATCAGATACCACGGCTACTATTCACGCGGCAGCAACAGGATCTAATCCAACCCGTCCAGCTATTCCTTCTGTTATTTTAACAGTTACACAAGCATCTGCTTAACCTCGAGGATAATTAATGTCAATTCCAATCTTTAATATACTTAACTATAATGAGCGAAAAAACAAATAAAGGCACTATAATGAAGTTCAGTCAGCAAGTGCCTGACCCAACTTTGCCAAAGATACACGACGTTCGTGGGCAATCTTGGGTATGGTATGGAATTGACAACCTTTATCCTAATAATCTTGTCACTCCACTATACAACGGTTCTGCAATGAACCGTACGTGCATAACTTCTAAGCACGTTTATTCTGTAGGTGAGGGATTGCGAACTAAAAATCCAGACTTCGAATATGTACTTGGTAGGGCAAATTCTTTCAAAGAGTCTTGGAATGATGTTTTCTCCAAATTTGCATTAGACTATATCACTTTTGGTGGCGCAGCACTGAATATTATTTGGTCAGCTGATGGTGAGACTATTACGGATATTTATAACATGGATTTTAATGATATTAGATCTGGTCATATAGATAAAGAAACTGACCGTGTAGAATGGTATTACTATTCCAGCGATTGGGGAAGATACAAAAAAGACCTGTATCGTCCGAAGGCAGTAAAAGCATTTGATCCTACAAAAGCTGATTTATATCCAAATCAAATACTTTATGCTTTTAATTATAATCCTGGTTCTAAAATCTATCCTATTCCAGATTACTCTGGAGCATTAACAGCAGCACAAGTCGACGTGAGCGTCGACAGTTTCCATTATTGGAATTTAATGAATGGTCTTAACCCTTCTTTGTTTATCCAGATGAATAATGGAATCCCTTCACCAGAGGAACGTCAAGACATTTATGAAGAACTTGCTTCTTCTTTCTCTGGCGTGGATGGTGCAGGGAAATTCTTTTTGTCTTTTGCAAATGATAAAGACCATGCTACTGAAGTAACTCCAATTGAGTCTGCAAATGATGAGTACTATATTTCTTTGTCACAGCGCATTTCACAACAGATTTTAACTGCACATAAGATTACTTCACCTCTTTTACTTGGTATTAAGGATCTTGGTGGTTCAGGTTTGACTAATAATAAAGATGAAATTACAACAGCAGCCTTACACTTCCAAAATACCACAATTAAACCTATACAAAAGGAGCTTTTGAAATGGTTTGACAAACTATTTTCACTTTATGGTTATGAAGGAGAAAAGCTATTCATCGAGCCACTATCCTTATTTGATTCAGCAGGTGATGAAGTAATACAAGAAACAGTAACAGCAAAAGTATAATATGAGCCAGAAGATTCCATTATTCGTCTCCGAACAGAAGTTAAAGTCATTTACTTCTATCAACCAAAACGTAAGCCCATTAGACTTAGTACCTTACATTTTGCAGTCTCAAGATATTGAACTTCAGTATTTCTTTGGTTCTACATTCTATTTTCAGTTGAAAGACCAAGTACTTAATGGTACTGTTTCTCAAAACAATCAATTCCTTTTGGACAACTATGTAGGAAATGCATTGGTTAATTACGGACTATACAGAGCACTGCCTTTCTTAAAGTACAAGATTTACAATAAATCAGTACTTTCTCCGAACTCTGAATCCGCAGATACCATTTCTTTAGAAGAACTTCAATTTTTGCAAGAACAAGCTAAAGGAACTGCTGAAGTTTATATGAAAAGGTGTATGGAATGGATCCTACTACATCCAGGTGATTTTCCAGCTTACTTCTCATCAAGGGTCACAGATGGACAAATGCCATCTTATGATAATCCTATAGGAGGCGCAATTGTCACTAACAATAGACCTTACGCTTGGAGAAAACGTTTAGGATATGGACAAGGTCAATTTGTGAATGATGGTTATAACTGCCCAGAATGCTTTTACCCCAACACTTATGTTAATACAACTGTATTCTAAATGAGTAAAGAAACGAAAAAACACTATTTAAAGCTTTCTAAAGTTTACAAACCAACAGAAGCTAATGAAAAAAAATTGAAAGACTATATTTATGGACGATACTTTAAAGGTGTTAAAATCGTTAGCCTCTGATCCAGTTCCGTATGTAAATGCGACCGTTTTGTTTGGTTTAACTTATATGCAATGGGAATTACTTTTCAAAATTTTAATAGGGCTTGGTTCTGCAATTTGGACAGGGCTAAAGATTTATGCTGAACTTAAAAGAATTAAAGGCACGAAGGCTGAAAACTTATAATAAGTTGAATATATAAAAGGTAGGTGGCGGTATTTTTGTTCGACATTTCTTTTCTTCTTTTAGTCACCTACCTAAACCCCTTGCAAAAGGGGTTTTTTATTTAGATACATAATATATGCAAAAAAAGCATTACTTTAATTGGACATACCTGACTTTATTAGAAGACGAAAAAGAAGAGTTCTATAGACACCCAAGTTTGCCATTTTCTGTAAATCAACTTGGTGCCATTTTTCCAGATGAAGGCTACTCGATTTCACATAACCGTACACAGGGTAAAATTAACTTACTGTCGTCTACTACTAATGCTGTAATTAAGACATTTACCAAATCAAGAGGTGTTTTGGAGTGTTTTATTGGTTTTGGTTTAGGCCGTGGGCGCATGCCTTTTGTCCATTTTGATGGTAATAGTGACAACTATACAAAATCCAATTTGCTTTTAAGGAAAGACTTAACTATACAACAGGTGTTAGAAGCCAACGAGAACGCTAATAATTTTATAAAAGCGTCAGAGGATTATCTTGATGAGCTATGTAAACGACTAACTGATAAAGGTCTCGATGTTAAAAGATATTTGGATTTCATGGCTTTACCTCTTTGGTTAACTTACAGAGGTTATAAAAGTGTACCAGTTGTTAAAGTCCGTACGATATCAAAAAAGAAACCAAACACAAGGAATATTGAGCGCATGGAAGCCTGCCACCAACTTCGAGAACAAGGCCTCAGTCAAGTTAAAATAGCACAAGCATTAGGTTTGAGCTCACGTACAGCAGTTAGATATTGGCTACGCAAATATGATTTAATAAAACAAGAAGATATATATAACCATTAATAAAAACTACAGAAATGGGATTTGTAATTAACAAAGTTAACAAGCGTGGTCCAATCCAACCAGAAGGCCACTACTTAGTTGAAAATGGTATTGATTGGCTGATTACGGGCCTTACTATTTCGGCGTCTGGCACTGTGAGCATTCAATTGAGTGATACAGTTAGATATGAGACACAATTGAAACGGGTATGTACCATAGAAGAACTTGTGTTAACATTACCAGACGTCACTTATAAAGAAATCTAATGTCAAATTCGTATATACTTCTTAGGATTGACCCTTTTATTTGGGAGGATGAATCTTTAAATATAAATGAAAAGATCTTGTTGAATTTTGTCTTTTCTTTCACTTTTGAAGGTAAATGCTGTACTGTGCCTTCAGATTGGATAGCAAGGCGTTTCGGTTGGTCTGCCAAGTTTGTAAATGAAATGATTTTCATGATGGTCTTAAGGGATTGGTTATGGGTTGAAAACAAAGATGATGGTACGAGGTGTATGTCAATCAATATTCCTGGTTCAGTAAACCCTTGTTTAGCAGAAATAGCCAACTATGTGGAAATAAACAATTAAGTTTGACGATTATCAAACAGTTTGTAGAAGATAACTATGCACCACTCGAGGAAGCTGCTAAAAAAATTAGTGGTAATGATCCACTATGGCAAGAGTTATTACACTATACTATAGATATTTTTTTACGTAAGCCTCGTGTAGCCGAAATTATCGAGTCTGGTGGTGGACGTTTTTACTGTGTAAGAATTATGATGAACTCTTATCGGTCCACAACGTCTCCGTTTTACTCGACTTACCGTAAACCGACTGAGGATTTATCTGATTTGGGTTATTTAGAGGATGAAGAAGATGATAGCCTACAAACAGTAAATAGAATTAAAGCTGAACTTGCAAAGCTGCCTTGGTATGACCGGATGCTATTTGAAACATTTGTTGATGAAGGGCATACTATATCTTCATTATCGAGAGTAACTGGTATTCCAAGGACTTCAATTTCCTTAACAATAAATAGAATACGTAAACACATAAGAAAAAGTTTATAATGCCAAAATCAAGACACAGAAAAAAGCATAAAGAAAAGGTAGCAGCCAGAAACAGAGAAATGAAAAATAAATTAGCCTATATTCAAAACTTAACCAAGCAATTAAGTACTGCTATTTCTGAGGCTAAAAATCAACCAATAGTACAGACTATAAGTACATCGCGTTTAGAATTACCAGGACAAAATAACCAAAACAACTATGACAAAATTTAAATGGAACTTTAAAGGATACGCCGCAGTATTCTTAAGCACTGATGATTCACACGATGTGGACATTTTTAAAGCTGCCAAATTACTTGGCATTGCACCAGAAACCAAAATAGAATATCATGACACTACTATTAATCGACCTGCTATTGCAGACACTTTTGCTATCGATAGCAATACCACCACTAATGGCAAGTCTGCCGTACGTGTGGACACTGAATCAATTGAATTTAAACCGGAAACCGTTGACCTGTCCGACTTGCATGGCGATGTGGATTGGGTTGTTGATACATCTGACATACTTTCAAACACCAACGGTGTTGGCAGTCTTGGCGAGTTTGGCGACAGCGTGGTTGACGACACAGACCGAGAAGATGCATAACACTTTATTCTAAACTATATGAGCTGGGAAAAACTTATACGAGAAAACGTAGCAATGCTGACTGATCCAAAAAAGAAAGTTTGGCAGCCAGAGGAACTGTTTATTGTGTATGAAATAGTAAACTTACACGATGGAACTAATGAGCGTGATACGGGTTGTGGAATGTGTCGGCGTTCAAAAGTAGCCAGGGTAAGAAATATAGTTGAAACATATATCAAAGAGAATAATATAATTTAAGTTCGGATTAGTTATCCATTCATACTCACTTATTTTCTTTCAACCGGGTCTTAGGATCCGGTTTTTTTTTGACTATAGTTATCTTTAATATATAAAATAAAAAAAAACAATGCAAGAAGAATTCCAAATAATAGAAGGATGGAATGAAAAATATTCCATAGGAACTTTGGGTAGCGTATTTTCACACATTACTAATAAAATCCTAAAGCATAAGATAGCTAAAAGCGGTTTTAGGTATGTGTCTTTATCAACAGGCAGGAAAATAACACCAATGAAATCGATAAGTGTAGCAAAGTTAATGGCTTTGGCTTATATTCCAAACCCAAATGATTATGCACATATTGAAATGGTTAATGGAGATCCATCTGACTTACGTGTCGAGAATATAAAATGGATACAACATAGCCATAATGATAAGAAATTTCAAGGGTATTCTTATAAAGCTTGGCATAAAGATACACCACATACTGGTTTTGTGGTATTCTCTATGCGTGAATTGTCTGATAAAACCGGTTTGTCTTGCGGAACAATTACAAATTTATTATATAGAAATCCTGGTAAGCCAGGCAAATTAGGTTGGGCTATAACTTGTCAAAGGATACCAGACATTGCCAGAAAAAAGTCTTCAAATGATTATTGAGCTCTATAAGAAGTACCAGTCACATGCACAAAGTTACACATCTCAAATAGTCTATCAATAATTCTTTCGTCATATCTTCTTCTAATCTCTTCTAAATTGAGATTAGTAGTAATATGAGTAATTTGATTTGTATGTGAAGACTTTAGACCT